GGAAAACGAAGTCGAGACGCTTGAAGCGATACGACTCGTAATTGCGCGCGAGCTTGTTCAGCCACGCGAACGTTCCACTCAACCCGGGATTGACACAGTATTGGACTGCCTCAAAATCCACCGAGCCGGCGACATCGCCAAGGTACTCGGAGTGACTCACACAGAGATCACCATTGGGAAGAGAGCGCACCACAGGAGAGCCCTGGCTGCGCCTGTTTGGAAACGCCACGGGCGCTCCAGACTGACCTCCGCTCTTGCGAGCAGGTCGTTGTTTTGGGGAATTGTTTGCCTTAGGCCCCCCGCGGCCTTTGCGTCCATTCTTGGGCTGATTTCTCTGCATTGTATGGGATACCACCATGCAGTTGGCGGGACTGTTCATCCCTTCCTGGAGTGCTGCATTAATTCCAGCATCACACCCCCCATCCGTGCAGTCTCTCGGCAAATTCCGATCGAGACCACCGCCGCGTATCCTACTGGCGGCAAGACCGCTAACGGTCGAAACGACCTTAGCACGGCATTTTACGCGTCCACACGTACCCATGTGGCGCAACCGTTTTGGATGGTTAGGGAAGGAACCCCATGATCGGTTATAGTGTCGAACCCACTTTTAGGATGGTCCAGCGTCTCTTGCTGCCTCCTCCCACGTTGCTCACTCTGATCCTGACGGTCCTCGTTACTTACGGACCCATTTTGATGACCGGAAAATGGCTTTTTCCACGTGGAAGATCTGTTGCCAGATCCACCCCCCATAGCATGCCTGGGCGGCAACCGGTTTAACGCCTCGGCAGGCGTCCGTTGGGACTCATTCGAAGCCCGACAACCACTCGCGCGTAACAGCCCAATCAAGGGCCGCGACACGGAGCGACTCGAGCTCCAAATCCACTAAATCCGCAGACTCATACATGCGGTCCCTCATCTGGCGCTTCTCGAAGATACTAAAATTCTCTTGATTGCTCCAGCGTGGAACACGAACACGGCACTCCCATCCTGGCCTCTTGGCGAGACAGGTGGTGAATCCCTGTAGACACTTTGCTCGGGAGAGCATGTCATTCAGGTGCGTGCCACGTTGCATGCGTGGGCGACTCCGCTCTTCAGAAGTTGCGGCAATCCACGGTGCTTTGAGGTTGACGTCGACCTCCCGTACAGGGGGTCCCGGGGCGCATCCCTTGCCTAACCAGTTATGTGGAGACATCTGGTAGTGGTAATACGCCTCTCGCTGTTGGGTAGAAGTGATCTGTGGATCAATCCCCTCTATTAGCGAAACACCCATCCCTCCCATCTCAATGGGAATGAACAGGTTCCGTGTATTCCGACCATCGGAACACTCACGTCGAATCTCATGCTTGTGTCGGGACAAGTATGCGCGGAAAATGTCCGCTTGCTTTCCAGGACGGGCCCCTTGAACCAGGCGGTCAATCACTGAAGTCAGAGAACGCTCTGTAGAGACGTCATCTCCCCCCAGGACCTTTCCTTGGCCAAAATACAGTCCAACGTTCAAAAACGGGATACTGTACGGGGTCACTCGACGATTGTGCAAGTCGAAGTGAAAGCACGCGGAATTCGCGTTTGCATACGTCTGATGATGATACGCTTTGCCGGGCGACATTGTCAAGCCCACGCGATTGCCTAGTTCAACGTGTGGTTTCCACATTGACTGCTTAGCAACATAAAGCATGTCATCTCCATTCACAAGCACACCGTTCAGCTTGTCCTTCAAAGGCCTCGTGTCTTCCGCGATGTTCGCAAGATACAATCCGAGGTTTGCCAGACACAAAATGGGGAACGATAGGATCGAACCCATAAGCTGACCGTTCTTCTG